TTGGTTTAACCGGTAACAAATCCGGTGGTGGTTTAGATGAATTAGCTGACTTAGAAAATAAGCTGGAAAATATAAGCCGGTAGGTTAAATAGATTATAGTGAGCTTTAACAAGATATACGTTTTTACAGACTTTGATTTAGACGGAGTTGCTTCATTACTAATGCTACATTGGGCATTAGGAGCTAAACCTGGGCAACTTGTTTTTAAAACCACTACAGTTACCAATTTTCGCAAAGACTTTTTAACATTTTTAGATCAAAATAATGCTAACGATTTTGATAAAATTTATATTTTAGATTTAGATGTATCTAAGCATTCTGATTTAGTGGATAGAAAAAATATTGAAATCATTGATCATCATTTGTCCCATGTTAAAGCTTTAAATGTTTATAAAATTGCAAAAGCTATAGTAAAAGAAACAACAAGTTGTGCAAAGTTAATGTACAACACGTTTAAAGACAAAGTAGAGCTTTCTAAAACCCAAAAATATTTTATTGGTTTAGCTGATGATTATGATTGTTATCAGTTTAAGTTACCTGAAACATACGAACTAAATTGTTTGTACACTAATACCCAAAAAACATCTACTAAGCACCGGGCAGAAATATTTTTAGAGAAATATTATAAAGGTTTTTACTCTTTTAATTCTCAAGAAAAATTTATTATAAAAGAATTTGTAGATCGTAAAAACAGAGCGATTGCTAATTTAGAGATATTTCATGGTAACGTTTCTATAGGCGGAAAAGAACGCGCTGTATACGGCACAACAGGAAATAAATTTGTTAATGAAATTTGCGACCATATGTTAAACACCCACCCAGCAGACATTGTATTCTTTGTTAATGCTGATAACTCACACATATCGTTTCGCAAGAGTAAAAATTGTGAGGTTGACTTGTCAAAGTTAGCTGCAAAAATGTGTGACGGAGGAGGTCACGAGTATGCTGCTGGTGGAAAAATAACGGAAACGTTCCTTAATTTCACCAAGCTACTTACGCCTTTAACGTAACATGTCTGGCTTAGTAGGAGCATTACAAGAATCTGTTTTAGAAACCCCTCTTAGCCAATTGGCCAGAGATGAACTTGAGTTGGAACTTATCAAGTTTGGTTCATTTTGTTCCATTATTCATAATAAAAAACTCAATAATGTTACTATATTTTCATTTATTGTTAAAAATAAATTACACCGTAAAATTTTTATGGAATTAACTGATACTGATAGTGAAAGAGAAGCAATACTACTGTTTCTCAAGTACAATTCCAATCTTTGCCGTAGCAAAGTAGTGAGAGAGATATTAAAATCATAGCTCATTAATGAGCGTAGAACAAGTTTACAATACATATTTAAGCGTATCCAGAGGCCATCAAAATAAGCCTTGGAAAGCGCGTAAAGACTTTGAAGGGTTTGATAAAACACCTGACGGTATTTTATGTACACGATTGGATATGTTCTTTAAACGTTTCCCTCAAATAAACATTAAAGATTTCCTATTAGCACCATATGTCATCTACAAAGACGAAGAACACTTCCCGCTCAACTTCTACCTCACGCAAAAAGCCATTGCCTGTTACTCTCTCTTACAGAGTCAGAGGGCCGAAGAATTACCCGACACTGATGGCCACATTAAACATATTCTTGAATCGTTAAAGTACCTGGCTAATACTTGCGTTAACGAGAAAACAACATTAAAACAGTACTGTGACGCTAAAACGGGATATACCTGGAGATGCTTAGAGGATTACAGGAACAAACACATTAACCTTTACGTTCTTTTAATGCTACCTAATTTTGAATTTATATTTGATAGCTTGCAGTTACAAGATAAAGAGCTTTACTTAAAAAGCATCTATGCAGATATCGTTAAATTTAAAATGCGGATTAACAATTCAACTAAAGCTAAAAAAATTATTTTGGAAGGATTAAAAAGAATTAATACTTTAAACCAACTTTCACTTGATAAAAGACAATAACATACTAACATACTATATCATATAAATTATGAAACCTTATAACTCAAACATGTTTGAAAGCATTAAAAATGCTGTAGACAAAGCTAAGAACAAATCAGGCGGTAGCTCTGCTTATCGTAACCTTCTCTCGTTAGAACCGAGTGAAAAACCATATATTGTACGTTTACTACCTAATATAAAGAACCCAGAAGAAACAATATTACATTATTATCATCACGGTTGGAATAGTATTGGTAGTGGCCAGTATACAAGCATTACATCGCCTACTACTTGGGGAGATCGTTGTCCTATTAGTGAACTATATTTTAAGATTCAACGGGAAGGCAGTAATGAAGAGAAAGAACGCGCTAAAGCTAATCTTCGTCGTAAAGAAAACTGGTTAGTAAACGTTTACGTTGTTAATGACCCTAAGAAACCAGAAAACAACGGTACTGTTAAAGTATTACGCTACGGTAAGCAGTTAGATAAGATTATTCAATCTGCTATCAATGGGGATGACTCAGAAGAGTTTGGTGCTAAGATTTTTGATCTAAGCCCTGAAGGTTGTAACTTACGTATTAAGGTAGAGTTAGTATCTGATAAGCCAGGTGCACCAAAGTACCCAACCTATACAGCTTCTAAGTTCTTAAATGCAGCAGCTATTGAAGGTTTAGACGAAGACAAGATTCAAGAAACTTATAACAGCATTCATGATCTTAATACTTTTGTAGAACGTAAATCTAACGACGAGATTAAGGCATTTATTGATCAACACTATTATGGTAGTGCAGATTCTGCACCGGTTGCTGCTCCAGTAGAAGAAGAAGATGTTCCGTATACTCCAGCACCTAAAGCTACTAAACCAGTTGCAAAGCCAGTAGTTGAATCTGATAGTACTAATGATACTAATGATAGTAAAGTAAATGACTTACTCGCTGGTTTAGACGACTTATAATATGGCAAACCAACAAAGACCAGGTCCTTTTGTGCCACCATCAGACCCTTCATTAAATGGAGAGTCTTTGGTGTTGGCGGCTATGTTCGCTAAACAACTGCAAAATGATATTAATGGTATCAAGCAGAAGTCTCACGAAGTAGGTGGCGGTCTTAGAGTAACAGATGTAGATATGAGTAAGGTCATGCCTTCTCATATCATGAAAGCTGCGGGTAGGCAAGCACCACCGCAGCAACATCAACAAAGACCACCGCAACAGGCATATGTACCGCCTGTGCCTCAACCAATTCAGCAACCAGAGCCTCAGCTTTTTATTCAGCCAGCACCACAACCAGCACCAGTAGCTGAACAACCATACTCTGATCCTAATCAATTAGAGTTTGATTTAAATAAAAAGGTTCATTATGAAGATATTCATAATAAGTTACTTGAACTTGAAGAGAAAATGATTAAAATTAATGTTAAGACTCAAGAGATATTAACGTTCTTGGAAGCAAGCAATAATAAAAAAAAACCGAAGATAACAAATGGAACTCAAGCTGGTTAAGAAAGATTTTGCCGACAATTTTTTAAGTGTTGTTGGTAAAGCTGTAGATATTGTGTCTATTAAGCTCAATAAGGATGGCTTATATGCTGTCTGTAATAAGCCTGATACGAGTATTATTCTATTAGCTAAATACAATAAGTCTTTTGATGTAGATCAAGAGATTACTCTTAATATTGGAGATGTTAAAAAGCTCTTAAGAGTTATTGACTGTATTGATGAAGATGAACTTGTATTTAAAATAGAGTCTAATCATCTTTATTATAAAACCGATAAACTACAGTTTAAGTATCATTTTTTAGACGATTCAGTAGTACCTAAGGTTACGTTAAAGAGAGAGAAGATTGAAGCGCTTACAAGCGACACCTTTTTTGATATAGATATTAAGAAACTACAAGAAATTCTTAAAGCAAGTTCTTTTACTACAGATACTAACAAGATTTACCTTTATGGTTTACCTGATGGGGTATACTGTGAGTTAGGTGATAAGGAAAAATCTAATACAGACAATATTAGCTTAAAAGTAGCTGAATCTGTAGAAGGACAGCCGTTTAACCAGACCATTCCTTTTAATCTTGATATATTTCGTATTCTTACTGGTGTAAAATTTGATAGAGCGCGTGTAGGTATTAATCTTAAGTTTAAGGTTATGTCTTTCTTTGTCAAGCCTACAGAAGAAACTGATTTTACCTTTATTATATCAGGTTTAGTAAAATAATGGCTAATAAGATAACAACACAAAGTTATTTCATTAAAAGACTTAAAGACTCAGGTTATGTAGTCTATAAGCTATTTGATGAATATAGTGAAGCTGATCCTCGTTCATGGACTGTCATGATTGACCCGGGTAATGCGTCTGTAATATGTACATGTTATGTAAACCACAAAGAACTTTTTAATGAAACCTTTTTTGAACTATATGATGGTGGACAATTTATTCCTGAACGTTTTAAGTTGAAAACTGACTCAATTGAGGTTATAATAAGCTATTTAGTAAAATATGGAATCAACAACAAATCAGAGTTATACAACGGGCGAACAGTTTAAGTCCGTAAAATCTTTTAATATGAACGAAGTTAAACACCCAACACTTCCTACAGCTAATAGTAGTATGATTACTACAGAAGAAGATAGGAAAGCAATTATTGATAAAGCAGCAGAAGCATATTCATCGTTTCTTGATGCACTACGCATTGATTGGCGTAATGACGTCAATAGTGCTGATACACCTCGCCGTGTAGCTAAAGCTTATGTATGTGACCTTATTAAAGGCTGTTATGAAGGCCCACCTAAGATTACTACATTCCCATCAGACGGTTATGATGGTATTGTTAGTCAGATGAATATACCTGTAGTGTCTATGTGTTCCCATCACCACTTATCTTTTACTGGTGTTGCACACGTAGCTTATATTCCTGATAAGAACGGCCAAGTAATTGGCTTATCTAAGCTTAATCGTATTGTAGAGCATTATGCTCGTCGTCCTCAAATCCAGGAAGGACTAACAGTACAGATTCATAAAGCTATTGATCAACTCTGTACCGGTAATCAAGGTGTAGCGGTTATTCTTAAATGTACCCATACTTGTGCATGTCATCGCGGTGTAAAGCATCACGGTTGTGCTATGATTACTTCTAAGTTATCAGGGGATTTTATGAACGAACCACAAACTCGTAAAGAGTTTTATGACTTTGTAGCATCCGCTGAGCGAGATAATAAATAATATTAATGGCCGCTAAAAAACCAACGAAAGGTAGTAAGGCTCAGAATAAAAAACCAGCACCAGCTGCTCCTGAGCAAGCTAATGCTTTAGCCGCACCCTCTCCGGTTACAAGCGTACCCATTTCAAAACCAGAACAAGCTGCTATCAACGAAATGATACAGCTTGCTAAGCTTGAGTATATAAAATCTTTAAAAGGTAAAATCATAAACGAAAAGCGTAGAGAGATTGATACACTGGACTCTCAAATTAAAGAATTTATGGGTCCTTATATGCTTATTGGTTACGATTTAAACAATCAACCAGTAGAGATAGTTTCTGCTGAGGATCAAGCTGGTCATGATGCACTGCTTGAACGCTTTCGCCGGGTAATGCTTAAAATTAATCAAAATATAATAAACAGCAACGGACAAGACCCATATGGCTTTAAGGACAATTCTAACGAAGATTAAAAGCCTTTTCGCACCAAAAGAAAGAAGCATGTACGTAGTTAGAGAAGGACAATATAAAGGCGAGTGGTTAGTACCAGTAGCTTTTGGTCCAGGCATAACTATATGCTACTCTTTACCAGACAAATATATAAGAGAGATACCCAATACAGAAATAAAATCTGGATTACAAAATAAAGTCTTAGATTTAGTAGATATTCTACCGAAAGACATTTATAATGTATGCTTAGAAGATTATAAACAGCACTTAAAAAAACAAAATGACAACCCTCCTGATAGACGGCAACAACACTCTTCACAGAGCGTATTGGATCGCAAACAACATAGGAAGACCTCTAATTAATTCAAAAGGGGTTAACACGGGTAGTATTTTTGCTTTTCTTAAAACTATTAAATCAAATGCCGACCAATTCAATACAGATAGTATCTATATTGCTTGGGATAAGAAATTAGGTAATAAAGAAAACTTTCGTAAAACACTTACAGAAGGTTCTTATAAAGGTAATAGAGACCAAGAACGTAATAAAGCTGTTTACGGGGAAGCTGATGCTATTGTTGAAATAACTACAACACTTGGAATAAAAAATATATTTCCAGGTAACTTAGAAGCAGACGATGTCATTAGTTGGTTAACTGGTAATATTAAAGGCACCAAGATTATTGTTAGTGTTGATAACGACTTTGCACAACTGGTTTCACCGGATACTTCTTTCTATAACCCAATTAAAAAGTTACTTGTAGATGTTGATAACTTTGAAGAACACTATGGATTAACCCCAGAAGAATTTCTTATTTACAAGTGTATAGCTGGTGATAAATCCGATAATGTACAAGGTATTGAAGGAGTGGGTAAAGTAAGAGGTAAAAAATTAGCTAAACAATATGTTGCAAACGACCCTAAAGCTAAAGAATTATGTGATGCTATTATACAAACCAATAAACCTTTAGTAGATTTAGCACACGGTTTAGACACATACCCTGAAGAGGGTAAACTATATATGGAGCAATATACTGCATTACAATCAATAGCAGCTGATTTTAAAGTATTTGAAGATAAGTGTAAAGAATTAGAATTTAATAGTGTTTTAGATAAGTTAAGTGATTGGAAGAAAACCTTTAACAAACAAGCAAATAACCAGGCTTTAGTTGATTTTTGTAAGTTATTCGGATAAGTATAGGGTATGAACGAACAAGTATCTATGCGTCCGGAAAGCTGCCATATATGCGGCCATACCCCTGTACATCCACGTGCTGTAAGAGTTAATAGAGGTGACAAGTTAGTAACAGAAGCACATTGGGTTTGCCCAAAATGTAATGGTAGATTCAAGATCGGAGTAGTAAGTATAGAGGATCGTGCACAAAAGAAAAACTAATAAAATCTTAAGCGAAGCAGGCTACGAAACTGGTAACACCTATACTGGTCAGTTACCGGCTACATCTACACCTGAAACCCAAGACAACTATCAAACTAATGATAGTCCGCCTACATTAGAGAAATTAGCTAATCTTAAGAACAACGGTCAGGGTGGCGTTAACCCTGAAGCACTTCCATACCCTCTACAGGATGCAGTACTTCAATTAGCTAATCTTTATTTAACAACTTTAGACTTAAAGAATAAAGCCGCTACAGCAGCTAATATGCCTTTATTCAAAGGTAAAGAAAAAGAATTGAAGAAGTTTCGTGCTAAATTAGCTGGTGTCATGGTTGCTTATAAAGAACTTGCCAGTGAATTAAACAAGTTTACTCTTGCACCTAAGTAAATAAGTTACTCTAATACGAGTAACATATGAAACAAACATTAATAACCCTGTTAGGGTCTGTATTAAAAGCAGCAGCAATAAGTGCTGCTCTTGCAGGTATAGCACATGCTGCTAAACAACCATTTCTATTATGGTTTGTCGTGACCTTGGCAGCACAATTCATTCTATTCTATCTGTACGGGGAATATCAAGATTACCGTTTAGCAAAAGATATTACTGAAAAAAACCTTAAAGAGCTTGAAATACTCTCTAAAATAACGTTTAATGTACCATGTGCTGCATGTAAAGTATCAAACGAAGTCGTTATTAACGCTCAAGAAGATACAAAATTTGTTTGTGAGGCTTGTAAGACAAAAAATTCTGTGTATATCAATATTGAGTCTGCTATTATTACAGAGCCTCTTCGCACCAGCATCAATTCAAGTTTGAGTTAATCTAATATGAACGAAATTACTGAAATTACAGAAAATACAACCGGTCCAAGAACCATTACCTCTTATGAATTTGCTCGTTGGGCTGCTTTATTAGAAGCAGTAGATATTATTGCTGAGAAGTGTGAAGATAGAGGCATTGATTTTAATAGTAACGAAGGAATGAAGTTCGTTAAACCTTTAGATATTCAAGATTATGTAGACAATCGTACAGATACACTGTTAATGAAAATTAAGACAGCTCGTGATATTGAAAAGAATCTTATCAATATTAAAAGCTTGCAAATAGCTAATAAGTTACGTAAACTTGATATAGAAGAATAAGAAA